TTGAATTAGTGCGTGCCGATCACCATATCAAAGTCCGTTTTCAATTGTCAATAAATCTTTGCTCTTGACTTTTATTTTTGTTATGTTCCTAGTATTACAAAGACTATTAATCACGGACCAAGGAGCAAAAAATGAGGATTAAAACAGAAACATTAAACATGAAAGCAGGAGGCTCTGCTAAGCAAAAAAATCCGAAAAGAAAACAAAATAGAGCCAAGTCTGCTAGTCTAAAAGACAAACTTAAAGAAATTTTAAAACCAAAACCAACAGGAGGACCACAGGCGGTAAAAGATTTTTTTAAGAAAAAAAATAAAGATAAAATTAAAGATAAGGTTAAACAAAAGTTAAAAGAAAAAAAGAAATCAAAACCAACTAAAACCGGTTTATTGAGTAAAGCAGGTATTGCACCTGTGTCCGCTCCTGGTGGTATTCCAAAAGTACAGTCACAAAAGACTGCACAAAAAGATGCTCCAAAAAAACCTAAAACTGGTAGACCTCCAGAAAAAAGACCACCAATGAGAGAACCAAGACCACCAAGGCCAATACCGATGCCAATTCCTAAAAGGCCAGAGGGTGGTCCAAGACCTGTACCAATGCCAACTCCTAAAAGGCCAGAGGGTGGTCCGAGACCTGTGCCGATGCCTATGCCAAAAAGACCAAAGTATGGACCAATTCCTATTCCTGAAAGGCAAGGTCCTCGACAAAAGTTAGAGGAGTTCAAAAGGTTTATGGACCCTAGAGCATTAAAAGACGGCGGTGAGCTTAAAAAAATGTTTGGCCCTGCTGCCTCAGGTATGTCGAAAGCTAAATTAAAAAGACTTTTTGATATGGCTAAGAAGCAAAAGCCAACAGGTCGTGTTAACATGGACGATATTAAGAGAGTTGCCAAGATGTTAGGTCAAAATAAGAAACCTGTTCTCGATTCAAAAGGTAAACCAGTCCAGAATCTTTTTCAAAAAAGTAAAAAAAGAGACCTTAAATCAATTGTAAAAACTGGTCCTAAAGCAATGCGTAAGCCAATGCCAAAATTATTAGGCAAAGCTGCCCGTAAAATGCGTAAAATGATGTAATGGCACCTCCGTTCGCACAAAAACAACCCAGTCGTTTTGCTCAAATGAGCAGAAATATTAGTCAGATTCGCAACCCTGCATCTAGTATTAGTAGAGACTTAGATATTGCCAGAGCAAAAAAAGAGTTCTTTGGTAATAATCCTGGTGTCTCAGACGAACGGGCGTTTAACCGTATGCAACAGGCAGATCAGCTAGTATCATTTAAAAATCAATTTACTAAACCCGTGCAAGGCTCATCTAATCTTTTGCAAATGACAGCGAATGCTCCTCGCAGTCTTGCTGAGGAAAGAATGAGACTTGCTAACAAGTTTGGACCTACATTTGGCGAGATTATGGGTGACATAGGTCGTGGTATTGGTAGTATTTTCAGTGGTATAGCAGAACGTGGTACACCACTTATGCAGTTAGCGAAGTCTGCTGGATCGGGTATTATGAACTTACTGACACCGAAGGCAGACGTGTCGGCCATGGGTCAAGGACCACAGTTCTCGTTAGGCACGCAATTTTTACCGGCTGATTTTGCAAGTCAGGTTCAATCACGGACCACGGACCAAGCGCCATTTCCTGGAATGATAGTGGATGCCTCTGGTGGACAGACATTGACTAACCTGACGGCGTTTGGTGAGGCTCTACGTGATAGAGTTAAATCAGAAAGACCAGGTATTACTGACGAAGAATTATTGAACGTATTGCAAAGATCTCACAGAGCTGGGTTTGCTGGCTCAGGTAAGCCCGTTTTTTTCTTAGCTAATGGAGGAATTGCTACTCTACAGTAGATATATGCGTTATGTTTTTGATCATTCCTTTTGGGATCGTGGTTCCCCGACCAAAATCTTTAGATAATGGCATAAAATCAGCTACTAATGTTACAGAATCCTCTGATTCTTTGAGGATCAACCCATAACTATGGACCACGGGCACATCTTCAAGTTTATCTATATCACCTGCTTCATACCAACCAGATGGGTGCTCAATGGTATCCTCCCACGTTATTCGGACAAGTTTGTAGCTCATGTAAAACACTATATATATTATTCTACAGAAACTAAATCTAAACTTGACGGAAAAACGGAAAATTGGTTTACATATTTACAAAGTAGTAAAAATATATATATATCAACACTTATCTCTGTAAATAAGTTGTTAAACGACTGTAAATATGTTGGTGCATATTTACAAAGTTTGTTGAAAAATAAGGCTTTTTCATGAAGAAGACTCTTGAACTTACTCCAAAACAGATGGCATTTGTCAACATTTTTATCGAAAAAGGACTCCAACAGAGCGCAAAACAGTGTGCAATGGACGCTGGATATAGCGAAAAAGTAGCTCCAGTAATTGCAAGTAAGCTGCAAAACCCTAAATACTACCCCCATGTTGTCCAAGAACTAGAAAGACGGCGTGCAGAACTTAACAGGAGATACTCCATTTCCTATAAATCACACATACAAAAACTAGCAGAACTACGAGATAATGCCGAAGCTGCTGGTAACTACACTGGTGCTATTGCTGCCGAAAAGTATCGAGGCATGGTGGCTGGATTGTATATTGACCGTAAAGAGATTATGCACGGGACTATCGATCAGATGTCAGTGGGAGAGGTAGAGGAAAAACTAATTGAGCTTAGAAAAAAACTATCCATTCCTGGGCAGTTTGAAGTTATTGAACAGGAAACATTACAAGGGGAATCTGTCGGAAGCGATGGCGATAGTTCATCTGATGAAGATGGGGAACCTAGTATTCAAGACACTGCATGATACAGGTTGTGTTGATTTTGTGACCATTGACAAGAATGGCAAGATCAATCTGTATGACGTTAAAACTAAATCTGTACGTAAGACTGGCAAAAGAAAAGGTCATCACATAAGCAGATTACGAACTCCATTACAACAAAAGCTAGGTGTAAATATCATCTATGTTGACGTTGAGAGTCAGGAGATCCAGGTGGTACAGCATGGCAGAAGAACGTAATCTTTGGCAACAGTTAAAGAGAAATACAAAAGAGGTTGTATGGACTAGAATTGAGGCTACAAGTGGTCTTGGAATACCTGATTTACATGGCTTTTATAGACGTTGTTTTTGGGTAGAGCTGAAGATAATAAAGAATAACAAAATTAAGTTTTCTGCGCACCAAATAGCGTGGATTAATCGGCATATTTCGTTAGGAGCTCCTGTGTTTGTACTTGCCAAGGACCCTCGTGCGGGGTCTATCGGATTATTCTCAGGTTCCATTGTCCGTAGCCCACATGTCGTGGACCGTGTACCTCCATTACTTTCCATCCCTCAGCGGCCCAGGTCCGTGGACTGGGAACAATTGCTGGCCCTGCTGGGAGCTTGGATGCCGGGTGACTCTCCATTGCCCATTGGCTCTAATGCATCACACTTACTCCATTAGTTGTGGGGAGCTGCACTGCAGCCCTGGTGAAAGTTTCTGGGTTGACACCAGCGTGCGAAGATGGTAGTGCGTAGATATTCCTTCTTTATTCATGTTAGCCAAACACATGAACTCGGTGCGTCAGCGATGGCGCACCAACCTTTCTCCATCGTCCATTACCCTTACACCCTTTGCCTATGCCTATACTAAGTCAGGAGCTGTCCAGCTCAGCAGGTGGACAGTTGTGAAAAAACTTTACAAAAGGGCTTGACATCCCAACTATTTAGGACTATATATATTACAGGACCTGCGATCGAAGGACATTAATAAACCTTCGCTAAAGGTTGCGTGGCGTAAAATCGATACACAACATCGCTGGTCCTACCACAAGGAGGGAAGATGAAAATTTTAGAGTGGGGGGTGTTCGTAGAGAGACCTGACGAGTCAACTTATGAAATAAAGCTAAGTGAAGATTTGGCAACTAAAGTTTATGAATACATCGAAAAGTTAAAAGAAGACGATAAAAACATTTTATCGAAAGATACTGAAGGGAAGATATTATGGTAACATACAATTATAATTT